AAACTTCTTTTGGGTTTACTCTAAAGCCTATTGAAAGACCATCTAAAGCACCCATCTTTAATAATTCGTAGGCTTCTGCACCTGCTTGTGTTTTAAGAGCCAGTCTACCTTTGACCACAAGACCATGCTCATCTTCTTTGATCTCATCAAACACGCCGATAGGCATATCTGACTTGTGTTGATACAGGAGTTTGACATTTTGTGGTTTTCTTTTCTTTAAAGATTTGGCGAATGCACCTGCTTCAATAACATCATTGCCTAAGTCTTTATTTCCAAAGACAGAGCCATAGCCTTCAAATGTGCCATAGTTTTTATCTTCATCTTCGTTGTCATAAGCTTTAATGCTTGATTTGATTTCAATAGATTCTTTTTCTACTTCTTTTGCAGAAGCCATATCATCTATTGATTCTTCGCTTTCAGGGTTAGATTTGCCAAACTCAATGATATAAGAGTCATCAGTTTCTTCAACTGCTCTTATATGTTTCTCATCATTCTCTATAGAATCTTCTTTATTAGAATCGTACTCATTAGTACAGACGGCTAAGTTTTGTTGTTGATCAAATTCAGTCGTCATAGTGTGATCTCCTATATATCCACATATAGTACATAAAGGGTGGTCAGACTACAAGATATTGATGCAATAAAATAAATATATATATATTCCAATAAGGGGTTTACATTTATTATAAAATGAGGAATAATGAACTCATAAATTAATTAACCAAGGATAAAATGATAAATATACTAGAAAAAGATAATACCCTCAGAACTTATGCTAATACACAAAACTGTGAAAAAGCATTAGTTAAATTAGGTTTTGATGTAGCTAAACCTATTATAGTAGGCATACCTAATAGCACTAGAGTTACTGCCATCTTTCAACTTCAATGGGCGATAGATAAATTAGGATCACATGCAATACCTATGTTGTGTGGTGAAGGATTCATGGTGGTATAAGATGTTTGATATATACCATTCAACTAAGGGTAACAACGAGTTACCCTACGTAAGAGTAGCTTGTATACATACTGACAGTTTATCTGAAGCTTTCGGCTCAACTCAAAACATAGAAGAATCATGGCACCCTGAAGGCAAAAGAAGTACCTCAAGTGGTGATGTTTTACATGACCTTATTAATGACAAGTTTTATTTTTTAGTACCTATGGGTAACGGCAGACATGGTGAAAAAATTTATGAGACTTGGGGTGATACAGTCGTGATTGATAATTTTGACCTCAATGGATTTATTTACAACGAGGTGCAAACATGAATATATTTGCAGTTGAAAAATGCCCTACTGAATCAGCTAGGGCATTGCCTGATAAATTAATTGTTAAGATGCCTTTAGAAACTGCACAGATGCTAAGCACTGCACATAGGCTGCTTTCACCTAATGAATATTGTGAAACTAATAATATTTATAAAACTGCTTTTCAAAACCATCCTTGCACGATTTGGGCAAGAGAGACGCATGAAAATTATAGATGGCTTTTACTACATTTCATTGCTTTGTGTGAAGAATATACAAAACGATATGACAAGTACCATTTATGTTGGACTAAGTTATATGATGGTCTTAGTGAGTTCCCTATGAATATCACTGAGGGCGAACTTACACCTTTTGCACAGGCTATGCCTGACGAATATAAATCAATCAACCATGTAGATGCTTATCGTAAATATATGATTAATGAAAAACATTATGCTAAATGGGAAAAGGGTACATCTAAACCTAAGTGGTGGAAATAATGAAATGGATAACAATAGAAGAACAAAGTGGTGAAAGACTTTCTGAGCATTACGCTTATTGTGATGATGATTATTACATATTCAAAGAAAATGCAGATGAGGATTACTTAGACAGATTAATTCTTTCTAAATATAAAGGGTTATCTTTTACAGTTGATAATATCTTTGAAAGCAAAGACACTGGTTGGTATTGGTACTATGACTCTATTGTTAGGGTTTCTGATATAAAAGATATTGATGAAGATGAATTAGTCATTGTTAGAAATTTTGTTTGGGCATCTGTACTAGATACTCATTAAAAAATCCTAGGTTGGTGGGGATATTAGCTCCCCCCACTGTATCGCTAGGCTTACGGACTGCTAGGTAGAGCAGTCAAGTCCTTGAAGGAAAGCATCTTGGACAAGTGTTGACAGGCACTAAAAAAACCGATGGTTATGTTGCTGTTAAAGGAGTTGGTAGTTATCTTCGGAACTGAAAAACTACCATTGCTTATAAGTCTCTTTCGTCTGCATAAATTATTACACACCTACAGTTAATTACATTTTTCGCACCACCCTTTGAGTCTCCTGCGAATCCCATTGGAACACCACCAACTATAAAATCTTCTGACATATCAACAGTCTGTCCACTAGCCTGTGAATGTGTTGATCTTGTTCTAGCATCGTTGGTAGCCACCCATTTTTTCAACATCTTTATCCCCAAGTCTTTTTCTACTGTTGAATGGTAGGCATGGTTTGCAAAAGATGCTGCGTTATGGGTTTCGGTTCTAGCTATAAGTGCTGCACGACTTCTGCTGATTGGTAGGAACTTATCTGATACGAGTTTAGCAATCTGTGGCAATGTTAGATTTTCTGCTCTGCCTTGTTCTATTAAGTTGCCAATTCTTGTAGCCATTCTTTCTGTAATACCAGCTAAGATCAATTGCCTGCCTGTGAAATATTGATTAACTACAGCCTCAAAGTCCACGCTTCTACCAAATACAAAAGCTTCTTCTGCCTTACGCATAACTTCATATTTACCTTCATTTTCTTTATAAACAGCTTGAAATATTTTTTTATATTGAGTCAGCATCAACGGATAAAAATCTTCATTAAGTGATTGCACAGCAGTTGTAGGCTCATAAATCCCATATTGTTTGTATAAGTGCATATGAACATTAACAAATTTTCTAAAAAGCGTGTTGAGGTTTCTGAACAATCTTTTTTCAAGATTATTTCTTAAGATTAATTGCCTTCTAGCTTCAAGCCTAGCATTTATTCTGCCCTGTCTAAAGGTATTAATCCTTTTGCGACTTAATCGCATTACAGTTTTCTAAGAGTGGCGAACCTGTGACCGACTATAACATCTGATGGCTCACCTCCTTGATATACTCTTATTAATGCTGCTGGATTATCTTCTGTAGCGTTTAGTATGAAAGTTGTTTCAGGGATTGGTAACTTCCCTTCTCTGACAATCTTGGTGATCTTGCCTCTAGCTCTGCCACCTGAACTGTTCCATGAAACCATATCGCCGACTTTGAGTTCGTCAGCTTCTGCCTTTTTACCTTCTTCTCTTTCTATTTGATTTCTCACTTTTCTTGACCAAGAAAAACCAGCATCACCACCCCACAATGCCCATGCAATTCTTCCTGCACTGGGGTAACCTTCTTCACCTTGACTAAATCCTTGCCCCTGCTTGTCTACTTCATGTCGGCTGAAAAAACTGAACATTCTTTTAACTGTATCTAAAGAAAGCCTTTCTTTGTTCATTAACTGATTTGCTCTCGCAACTCCAACTGTTGTTCCACCTCGCTTATATTTCCTTCTCCATTCCAAACCTCTAGCAGCTTCTTCTGCCATGGAATTAGTTGGAACTGTATCTATATCAGCTAAAGCCTTTTCTTCTTCTAATAAATCCATGATGGCTTTATCTGTTTCATCATCATCATAATCTTCAAGATCATCTTCGTTAATTGGGTTATCAGGTTTATCTACTCCTTCGTCACCAAGTGGGAATAAGTTAGCTGATATATATAAATCATCTGCACCATCTAATGGCTCTAGACCGATACGTTCTCTAGCTTCGTTTCTTGTCATTATTCCTTCTCGTACAGCAGAGGTAACATTCTCATAAGTTTTTCTAACTCTCTCTGACAATGCTGGAATAGAATCAATATCAAACTCTAATTCAAGACGATCATCAAACAATGGTACTAACCACTCGTTAAGGTCTGATGATATCTTTCTTAAGTGTGGAATAATTGTTTCTTCATAAAGGGCAAGTCTTGCTTCTGCAACATTAGAATATGTTTGACTGTCAGGAACACCTACTAATTGACTGGGTACGCCAAAACATAAGGCAATGTCTGTGGCACTCATATGTTTTAAGGTTGCAAAATCCATATCCTTGGGACTAAGACCCATTTCTTTCCAATCAAAGTCTCCCTCTAATAACATAGGTCTGCCTGCATTACCTGCACCACTAAATCTGTTATTTAAGTCTGTGAGTAATTGTTGTCTTTGTGATTCTGTTAAATTGACTGCAAAGCCTGCATCATCTTGTGGTTTGAAAACAACAGCACCACTTGGTCTTGCACCATTTTGTAAAAGATTGACATTGTGCTTGCTAGCCATGTTGAATTGATCTACCTCAACTGCTGCTGCACTTAACGGACTAAGACCATAGTAATCATCTAGCGGATGCCATAGTTTAATGTGTTTGAGTTCGCTAAAGCCGTTCTCTTGATCTATAAGATATGTGTGAGCCACCCTGCCATTGACCATGTATTCGTATTTCTCAGGTATAGGCTTACCACTGCCTTTAATGTTTATGCGATCAGGTCTTAATTGATGCAGTTCTTTTGGAGCACCCATGTCGCTACCAGTCTTGAGAATGTAAGCATTACCACTTAACAACACATATCCAAATAAACTGCTAAAAAATTCACTGTAAGATTGCAATGGGTTAGGTCGCATTAAAAGATCAATTAATGGGTGTTCTTCTATTATTTGATCACCTACTTTAAGAACAAAAGGAACAGCACTTGCACCTTTACTTATCTCATTAACGCATCTATAAACAATAGCGTTCTTAAGGTAGCCTTCTTTTGCAAGGTCTTGGTATTTGTAGGTCTTTGCTTCTTCAGTGCCAACACCAAAGTAACCCATCATGTTTGAATTTTTTTGCTCAACAGGTTTGCTGTTAAACAGTCTTTGAAAAAATGTTTGATCTGCCATTAGCTTATTCTCCAATTTACATCACCTTTTGATCTGCTTAGTTCAGTTATACCCCAAACTAATGCATCTAATCTATCAGGACTCGGTCTTGTTTCCCCTATATAGCTACACATTTGTGATTCTAATTCAGGAAAATAACCTATATGATGAACTCGCCTTTGCTCATAAAGTGCAGCAATAGGTTCTGCTCTAATAAGCTTACCTCTTGTCGCTCTTACCGACCTGTAAGGAATGTTTAAATCCATTCCTCTTAATAGTCTTTCCACCAAATCGCCACCATTATTTGTTTCTGCTACTATTCTATCTGCATCCCACTCATAATAACAATTTATGGCTTTTTTTGCCCAAGCATCAGGCGAATATTTACCTGTTGCATCTTCAAGTACATAATACTCATTATTGTGGTCTTTGCCAACTACCACAATGCCAGTCTCATCTGAGTCCTCGTTGTTTGTAACTGCTGGATCAATGGCTACAATTATCTGCTTTAATTCTTTTTCTGTATCTTCAGGTAGTCTGGCTTCATCTATAAGCGAACTTGTCCATAAGGCACCTTCAAGATTCTCTATTATTTCTGCATATAATTCTTGTCTACCTAAAGTTGTGCCTTCATATTTTTCTCTCAACATAGCTAATGCACTATCTGCTAAATTAGCTTCATTCTCAAAAGTGCTGCCTGTTGTTACGGCAACATCTTCTCTTGCAACCAAGTCTCTTATAATTTTAGTTGGTTTGGGCGTGGTTGTAATAATACACTGTGGGTTGTCGCCGAGCCTTAATCCAAACATCAACTGATCAAAAGCTTCAGGGTATCTCCAAGCTGCCACTTCATCACACCATGCTCTATGAAACTGAGGTCCCCTTAACCTGTCAGGCTCTGATGCAGCATAACCTACTATTTTTGAGCCGTTGTGCAATCTTACTTCACTCATGCTTGATGAATAACCTTTAATGTTTTTTGACTCAGATAAACATTCCCTAGGGATTATATTAACCAAACCACTAGGACCACCAAAACAAACTCTTCTTAAATCCCCTGCCGTAGGAGCAACAACTGCACATATTGTATTAGGGTTTCTGAGTGCATATAAAGCTATGTCTTGTGCACCTGTCCTAGTTTTTCCCCAGCCACGACCAGCTAATATGAGCCATATATAATGTGGCGTTTCTTTCGGTTGTAGCTGTTTGACTCTAGCAGTTTCTAACCAATCAGTGCGTAACTCCATTGCCTTGGCTTCTGCGTTGTTCTTCAACTGAGTCAAGGAGTTCCATAGCTCTTCTGAAGGCGTCTGTGTTTTCTGTGAATTTAGCATCTATATTGTGTGTAGCTTCTCCTAAAGCAAGTTTAGTTATCCTTTGTGCAATTGATACTGCATTTGCCAATGATGTAATATCGTTTGCCTTTAATGATTTTTTTCCATTCTGCATAGCGACACTGTTCTCTTGTATCATTATTCCTACTGTAGTGAATAAACCTTTCGCTAGTGAAATAGTAGTGTTATCAATTTTTATTGATTCAGATGAAAGTTTTTTTATTCTTTCATCATCTAACTTTCTTTGGAACTCAGCTCTAAATTGATCTTTTTGCACTTTCCACTTCTCATCCCTTGCAGTTCTATAGAGTGTAGATTGTGCCACTTTATATTTTGCAATTAAATCATCAAGTGTTGGGAATAATTTATCGTAACCTTCACCAGTGCCTTGCACAAAATCATTCCTGATCTTCGCTTTGATAGTCTCAGTAAGTTTATTCTTAGATGTTTTTTTGTTCATAATTTCTTGAATATTACCAGTATAGTATTCCAAAAACGCTTTAAAAACAAAGAAATTGATCAATATTAGTATAAATATTCCATTAAGGGGTTTACATTATTAGAAAAATGATGATAATGAATATATTAATTGATAATTTAGAGGTAAATAAAATGACAAACTTAAACTACAATCAAGCTATAACCAAGTTCAATACTAGGGTTAAATCACAAATACCACACTACGATAAAGTTGCATCTGAAGAAAATAGTTCAGAGCGTATGGGTGGTTGGTTGATACGCGACATCAATAACATGATCATCGGTTTCGTTGATAATCGTGGTGGTGTACAAGTTCATGATTATATTGATGCATCTAAAGCATCGTAACAAAGGAGCAAATAATGAATAAAGAATTAATAAATAAAACTGTTGAAACTGAATTAAACAGATTCGGTATGCGTAAATACACTCAAGGTACATTTTTAATAAGTTATTTTATGTATGGTGGTACAGAGGTAGATGGTCACTTTATAGAGGGTAATGGTTGGGATCTTTATCCAAGGTTTGCCGATGGTATGAGGACTTACGACTATACACATTCAAAAGAGTGTTTGGATATCGCTAAAAAATATGGACATACACATTATCAGCTAGTGAAAAAAATGTATTTAGATGCTGCAGATGGTAGTGGTTGGATGGATATGAACAAAATAGTCAAAGGTAAATTCGTTGATACTTTCGGTGTTAATGTTGATTACAAATCTTTGCAAGCTAACTAAAGCATCACATGTCAATAGAATGTTTAAATCAAGCCCTAAAGGTAAAAGGTCTTACGCCTACGAAAAAATTCATATTAGTCATATTAGGTAATTATGCTGATGAGAAGGGTACTTGTTATCCTTCTTATCGCCACATCGCTGATATCGTTGGTCTTAAAGATACCAAGGGAGTGCAAAGAGCTATCAAAGAGTTTGAGCAAAAAGGTTACTTAACTATTCAGCACAGGGTGAATGATAAAGGTGCATATACTTCTAACAGATACCACCTTTCACTAGCTGTAGGCTCTGAAACCCCTAGGGGTGATGAAACCCTGAGGGAGGGGGTTCAAGAACCCTATAATACTAAAGATGATACAAAAACTTTAACTATTAATGAAGAAGTTTTAGCTTTTAACGAATTTTGGGAAATATATCCTCGGAAAATTGGAAAGTTCCAAGCTAAGAAGTCTTTTTTGAAATATGATGAAAAACATTACGGGAAAATAATATATGCAACGAAAGTGTTTGCGATAGAAAATATGAATACTGAGGAAAAATTCATACCACACCCAACAACTTACTTAAATCAACAAAGGTATCTAGATTATGTTGATAAACCTTTAAAAAATAAAACTTTAAACAACCTCGCAGGATAAATTATGGATATCAGTAAAACTCTTTCAGAAAACAGAATTGACCTTAAACATCAACAAGAAGGGAATCAAAAAGTTAAATGCCCCCAATGTCAACCACCTCACAATCCAAGGGACACACCTTTATCTGTAACAATAAATTCAGATGGGGTTGTTTGGAATTGTCATCATTGTGATTTCAAGGGTGGTAAAAAAACTGGTGGTCTACACATACCATATAAAAAGACCGAATATATTAAACCAAAAGAACCTGTAATCAGCAGTGATCAATTCATGATCAATTATTTTGACAAAAGAGGTATAAGTCAACATGTTCTAAAAGAATTTAAAATCTTTAACGAGAACAATTGGATTGGTTTCCAATATTTTGATGAAAATGGTGCTTTAGCTAATATTAAATATAGGACAACAGAGAAACAATTTAGGCAAACGCCAAATACTAAATCAACCCTGTATAACTTTGACAGAATATGCTCTTCTGAAACAGTCATCTTTACTGAGGGTGAAATGGATGTTTTGTCCTTGGCTGAATGTGGTATTAATTACGGCACTACTTTACCTAATGGAGCACCTAAAGAATACAAGGGTGATCAAAATGATGCTAGATACAAAGCATTAGAAAACTGTAAGCTTGTTGCAAAGAAAATTATCCTGTTCACTGATAACGACACGAGCGGTAAAGCTTTGCATAAAGAGTTATTACACAGGTTTGGTAAAGACATATGTTGGTATGTGCAAATTCCTGATAATTGTAAAGATGCAAATGATGTTTGGGTTAAACATGGTGCTATGAAACTTAGAGAGATCATAGAGGGTGCTGAACCATATCCTATAGAAGGCTTACACACTGCTAGAGACTATTATGATCAGATTAATGACTTATATGAAGGTAACTACGAAAAACCCACTGAGATTGGCTTAGAAGGTCTAGACGATATATATAAGCCAATGACTGGAACATTCTGCGTTATAACTGGAATACCGAATCATGGTAAGTCTGCCTTCCTTGATCAATGTCTAATAAAGTTGGCTGAGAATCAAAATTGGTCATTTGCTTTATTTTCTCCTGAGCACTCAACATCAATGCACATAAGAAGATTATTACAAATGTACACTGGAAAATCTTTTGATGAAGGGTTCGGTAATAGAATGACAAAAACTGAAATGGTTGCTGCCTTAGAATTTATACACAAACATTTTTATTTCATTGAAACAAAAGATGCTATACCTTCAATAGATTTAATACTGAACATAGGCAAGAGTGCGATTTATAAACATGGTATTAAAGGTTTGGTTATTGACCCATTTAATGAGGTGTCAGCGATAAGGAGTGGTAATCAAAGGGAAGATGAACACATTAGAGATTTTATTTCTTTGTGCAAAAGATTTACGAGGATATATGAGGTCTGTTGTTGGGTGATTGCACATCCGACTAAACTTCCTAAAAGTCAAGATGGTTCTTATACACCACCTACTGCATATGACATCAGTGGTGCTGCACATTGGCACAATCAAGCTGATGCAGTTTTGACAGTACATAGAGATTTTGATAATAACAGCACGAGAGTTATAACTAGAAAAATAAGAGAGCAAGGCTTATATGGTAAAATCGGCGAAGCTAAATTTACTTATGACTTGAACAAACATATATTCAAAAAATACGAAAATGAAGAAGATGACTGGGATGATTATGTCAGCAGGTTTAAAGGTTAATCTTTAATTGTTTTCTTAACCACTCTATCTCTTAATTCTGTTGATGAAAATGAATGTTCTCTTTTATTAAAATATACTTTTACGCTTTCAATATCACAACCAGTAAAATACGTTCCTTTATACTCTTCACCCACGAATCTTATATCAGGCTTTACAAGTAAGAGCATATCAACTATGTCTTGCTCAGTTGAGAACGGTATAACACAATCTACATACTCTACAGCTTGTAACTGCACCCATCTTTCAAATATGCCTTGTATTGGTTTATTTTTTTTATCAGGTCTATCTAATGTAGGGTCATTCAAAAGGCCAACTACTAAATAATCACAATTCGCTTTTGCTTCTGCTAACATTGATACATGTCCTGCATGTAAAATATCAAATGTGCTACATGTATATCCTACAATTTTTTTTAATTTTTTATTTTTTTCAATCTCAGATAACATCACATAAACCTTCTATTTTTTGCAAACATAATTTTTTATCATCTGTATATTTATAAAAACGAATCCAATGTGTTAACTCCAAAGATTTCATAGGTATATTTTTATATCTCGCCCTCATGTAATCATTGCCCTCAATCCTTCCAAACATGATATTGAACCTTTCACATGACATTGATAATTTACTGATATCTAAGAGCCAACTCGTATAATCATTTTTGTTATATATCGGGTCAATGTTGTAAATTTTTTTATCTGATGTTATGAAGTTATCAATTGATGCGTCTCCATGACAAAATGATTTGTTTTCATTCATATAATCAATATCAGGTAAAAATTCCATAAGACTGCGTGATAAGTTCGCATTGTCAATGTGTTCAATCAGTCTATTTATATAAACATCAAAATTATTTTCGTTTAATTTAATGTTTTTATAAGTTTCAATTTGATCACATATTTTTGATATGTTGTTGTCATTAAGTTTTTCAATGTAATCCATTGTTATAGTACCACCAACTAGCTTATGAACTTTCGGTACAGGCAAATTTAATGCTTCTGCTTTTTTATACCAATCAATCACATCAATTGCGTTGCTTTGCGTTTTGTATACTAAATCGTTTTGTCGCAATACATATGATCCACTCATGCCATATAATCTTTCTACTTTTAAATCTGCAAATTCTTGTGGTTTTAATGCTTTGTCGTCAACATAGTATGCTCCTAAGATTTTATTGAATGATAATTTATCGTATTTGACTTTATGTTTTTCTAACCATGACTCTATTTGTTTTCTATATTTATCATCCGCTTTTTTGTAATCACCACCACAGCTTAGTTGACCCCTCGCTGTCAAAATTATAATTTCCCAACCATTTTCATGGAGTTCATTTATTTTTTCTATGACAGGTGTGACTGGTTTTGAATTATCCCAATCTCTGTTCAGAGTAACAGAGATGGTGTCGTCTAAATCACATACTATTCTTTTTTCGTGATTCATAAGCTTTCTTCCATTGAATTATCGCTTCCAATCTTTTGTTTTCACCCTCTTCAGTTGTCCAATTAGGGTTTATCTTATATTTAAGTTTTACAAAATCAGGAAATTCGTTTTGTAATGTTTTGTAACACAATTCATGGGTCTGATTATTTCTAAATACTGAGTTGCCACCTTTTTTTCCGTGACTATGACTGAATGCGTAATTGTATAAGATCAAATTTTTTTTTCCTTTCGTAAGAAGCGATAACAATGCATAAAAATCTTCAAAATTTTTAGCTCCTGTTTTTTTATACATACCATCAAAACTTAGATTGTTATCTTTGAAGGTTTTAGTGTTTATTGCATAACATGAATATGATCTTTGTATTTCTTTTGTACTTTCTAAAACTCTATTATTGCCTGCCCTATCACTTATACCGACCCAAATATAATCATCAAGTTTATTTTCTAATTCTTGTAACATTGATTCATATGCATGCGGATTCATTCTCCTTAATTTATTTTCTGAGTTCCTTTCATAAAATAAACATTGGTCATCAACGATAAATATTTTTTCATCTTCATATTTATCTATAATTTTTTGTCTTGTATCTGCGATACCATCAGTTACACCAAGATCAACGATCTTAGCCTTTTGGTTATAATATTTTAATAAATCAACCCTTGATGAATCTGTGGCGAGATGTGTTATATCTTGTATGTCAGGAGGCAAATTTTTCCACGATTTTTGGTTATCTTCTCGCATGTATGTAGGAATAATAATTTTCAATTAATTTTATCCCCTTCTTTTCTTTTCTTTGCCCTTTCAAGTTCTTCTTCCATAGTCTTGCAATATTTAATATTTTCTCTGTAATAACAAACTATAGATACTCTTTCGTATGGTGTTTTGGAATCCATTTTTGTATTACCATGAACTTGATGCACATCAAAGTAACAAACATCACCACTACTCAAATCAAAAGCACAGTCATATCTAGGCATAACTGTATATCCACCTTGATATTTACCTGCACTCAAAACTGCTAAATTGCCCAACCCTTCTTTTAAATCTCCAGCATCTGTGTGATATGCGGTTTGAAAATTTTTATTAACTGTAACTGTGCTAAAAACTGTATCAGTGATAATAAAATCTTTACTGCTTTGATCTACCACTTTTTTTTGTGCTTGATATCTTTCAGGGCATGCTTCTTCAAACATATGGCTTATAAATTTTAAAAAAGGTATAGATTTACTAAACGCATCTTTATTTTTTTCTGTAAAAGATGTTTGCCTACAGTAAGGAAATCTAGTATTCCTATCAAAATAGCCTGCTATCCCTGAATTTACTTTTTTTGCCCTCATTACCTTGCTCAGAGTTCCGTCTTGTTTTATCTCTCTGTATCTATGGGTTGATATAGTTTTGTGACCTATTTGATCATCGCTATCTAGAGGACCTGCTGCTGTTCCCCTGTTCTCAGTTTTAGTTGCTGCGGCTCTTAAATTGTAAAATGCAGTTTCACAAACTTTTTTCGGAATTTTACCTTTTCTGAAAAAAAATAATGGTTCACCATCATCAGTATAAGCATCGCAATCATCGTTGATTAATATCTTATAATCATTATCTGTCGCATACCTGCCCCTAAGATTATCAGTTTCTTTTTTAGTTAATACAGGCGATAAGGTTAATTTAGGAATTTCTATCTGATTCATTTTTTACTGCGTTGAAAACAATATCAGAGTAATTATCTTGATTGTATTTATCTTTTAATTTATCTAACATATTTTTGAATTGTACTAATGTATCAATATCATATAACAACATAAATTGTTTTATATTGGTTTCAGGTATTTCAAAATCGTCAGATATGCTTAATGAACTGTAATTCTCATCAACCTCTGGGGAATCAAATTTCAATAATTCGCTGTTTATTTTTTGTATTTCTTCAAAATCAAAACCAGTCAATTTCAAATCAAAATCGCCTTCAACTAATTTATCAAACTCAACTGCTAATTGTGTAGAATCCCAAGACGAAAACTCTTGTGCTTTGTTATCCATTATTCTGAAAGCTGTTTTTTGTGATTCTGTCAAACCTTTAGCGACCTTCACAGGTACTACATCAAGGTTCATTAATTTCGCTGCTTTCAATCTTGTGTGTCCTGCTAAGATTATAAATTCTTCATCAACAACTATAGGAACTTGCCAACCGAAATTCTGTATACTATCAATTACACGCTGTACAGTTTTTTCATTCGTTCTAGGATTGTTTTCATATGGCACAATTTTCTTTATATCAGTTTCAGTGATTTCAAATTTCATTTTTTACTGGCCTTCATTTATATTATAAAAATCATTTGGAGCTACAACCCCCTCAGTTACATCATGCAAAATAACCATCTCATTATGTCTAGGAATTCTTGTTCCCAATATCCATTTAGCTAAAGTACCTTGTGGTATTCGCACCCCTTTAGCCATTTCTATCTGATCAATAAATGACATTTGAGTGTAATTATTTTCTTTTAGGTATTGTTGTAATTTCATAATGTATATTCCAAATAGTATTATATGTTTTAATTAATATTTTGAACAGCCCAAATTAATACTTTATTTATTCCGAAAAGGGTTTATAATTATGTTACATAATAAAATGAGGTAATAAAATGAAAGAATATCTACCATTCCTAATAACCAAAGAAGAAGCTACTGTTATAAGTAAATGTATACAATACTTTGATAATGAAACATTAATCATGGATTCTACATTGAATCTAGAAGCACACAAAAAAGCAGGCAATCAATATGAAATTGATGGTTTTAAAACGCTTATTAAAATACTTAAAGAACAAGATAAAGTTGCACTAAAATTATCTAAAAGAATTGATCTTTATTTAAATGGTGACGACAATGAAAAATAATCCATTTGAAGTTCACGGCATAAAACACTTATCAGCAAGTGCTATCAATCAATTTATAACTAATCCTGCTTCTTGGATTCTCAAAGTTAGCGGTCATAGAGTTATACCAAATCCTGCCATGTGGCGTGGCACTGTTATAGATGATGCTATATGCAAATCTTTTGAAAATGATTTGTCTGTAGAAAAGAAATTACAAAGATCAATTTCTAATTCAGAATATGATTTTGATTCTTTATACGAATACCATAATGCAACTTATGATTATGAAATAGATGCTGTAGAAAAAGAAAAGAATAATTTACAGAGATATTTAGAAGTTGCTATACCATTTTATGCCAAGCTTGGAAAACCCCAAGAGTGCCAAAAAAGAATTGAAGTAGAATTTGAAGATATACCTGTGCCAATCATTGGGTATATTGATCTTCAATACGAAGGTATTACTAGAGATATAAAGACCACTGGTCGGCTTATGTCTAAGATACCCTCAACAATCTGTCGTCAGCTTAGCCTTTACGCCTTTGCTGAGGATAGTGTTCCGTATGCTGATTTCATACATGTTACGAAAGCGAAAGCCGAAGTTGTATCTATTGAAATAACAGATATTGAAAAAAGAGTGGATGAATTGAAGAAAGCTGCATTCTCTATGATGAATGTTCTTTCATATTCAGATGATATTAACCAAGTGGCAAGTTTGTTCTATCCTGATTTTGACGATTGGCGTTGGTCAAACCCAATAGACATAGCTGCTGCGAAAAAACTATGGAGAATAAAATGAGTGCTAGTTACAAAGAAATTTGGGACACCTTAAACAAGGTGAGCATGGATAAAATAAAAGATAAAAAAGGTAAATTTGATTATCTCAGTTGGACTGATATGTGGCAAGAGATACACAAATACTTTCCTGAAGTAGATTATGAATTTAAAGAATTTGATAATCCAACTTATGGAACTATGGATTGTTTGGTATATCCTGATGGCTCTGCATCGGTACATTGCAAAGTTACAATCAAAGGCGTAACTAGAACTATGTGGTTAGCAGTTACTGACTACAATAACAATGCAAAGAAAGACTGGAATGTAGTTGATATTGCTAATACAAAAATGCGATGTCTAACTAAATGTATGTCTATGTTTGGACTAGGTGCACACATATATAGAGGTGAGGATTTAGAAGATAGGGTTGAAACTAAAGAAATAAAAAACACTACTACTAATCAACAAAAAACAAATGGATTCATATTAAAAAGAATTGATGATGATGAAGTCTCTATAGATAGCACCCCTGTAGATTATATCCAATCTATTAGAGTTCAAATGGCATTACTTGATGAACCAAAACGCAAAGAATTATTTTCATTAAATACAGCAGAGATAGAAAGAGCATATCTTTCAATTGAAACTAAGGATGTAAGCTTGAAAGATTCGTATGAAAAGATGGTGGGCTTGTATGCCTAAATTAACTTTGAATGATTGCGTGTATCTTTGTATGCGTGATAATGGTTGGTGGACTTTTTGGAAGTTGCAACAAAAAATAAAAGACAAGACTGGTGTTTTTTATGGAGAACCATCAATCAGTGCTGCGATCAGAGACTTAAGAAAAGAACCTCAAAGAAAAAAATATAACCTTGCAAATTTTGGGGAAGTGGTTGAAAAAAGAAAAATGTTCAATAGCAAAGGTTTTGAATATAAATTAATAGGAGAAAAAAATGGAAGATAAACAATATGATGATGAAAAGAAAGGCTATTTGTGGCATGAGAATGATGCAACTATAGAAAGGAAGGGTAGCTTCGTTATCAATGGCGAAAAAAAATATGGTGCTATTGTCAAAAGTTTTAGCAAACAAGGTCAGCCTAAATATGAAATGATGATGTCCATAGGCTTGATGCACTTAAACACAGATAAAACTAATGATAGAACTCCTGATATGGGTGGAAAAGTAACCATTGATGGAGTGATCTATAAGCTAGGTTGTTGGGCGAAGGAAACCAGTAATGGCAATCCGTTCACAAGCCTTGGTTTTCGTGAAGTTGAGGAAGATCAGCACGAAGAAAATCTAGACCTAGCTAAAAAGATACCTTTTTAAATTGCCACAAAAAACTTTTAAAGATAGCAAACATCTTGCATGGATAAGAACATTGCCCTGTCTGTTATGTAAAGCAGGTTATTATTCTCATTCTAAAGAGGTACAAGCACATCACTTGTTAAAGCCTTATGACGGAGTGCGTGGTATGTCTTTAAAAGCCAATGATAGAAATGCTATACCTTTATGTGTACATCATCATTCACAGCTTCATACGAAGTTTGGTGATGAATATAAGTTTTTCGCTAGTTATGGATTGCCGATTAATTTTGGTAAAGATTGGGCGAAAAAATTATGGGAGAAAAAATCAATAATAGATGAGCAAGAGGACAATAATTTACCCTTTTAAAATAATTAAATAATTCCAAAAAGGGGTTTACATCTTTCAGAAAATGAGCAATAATGAACTCATATTAATTGATAAACGCCCTAAAAAGCGAGGAGAAAAAAAATGATAAACTTCCAAACCAAAAAAGAATACACTGGTGGAAACCTAGACTTACTTGCAGAAGCAGGTTACTCAGAAGGCGATTATGTTCTTACTTTTAAACAAGCTATGAATGTATTCAAAGTAACTGGCGATATGCTGAAAGGTCTTAAGGGTTTAGGCACCTCATTGTTCTTTTACAAAGAAGAAATCAATAAAGAAACTGGCGAGAAAGAAAAAGTCAGAAGATACTTTACTGTGTTCAATGTCAAAGATGTTGAAAGAGTTATTCAAGAAAATAAACTTATCAAGGAAGCAGCTTAACAGCTGCTTTTTTTTTGGAGAATCAAATGAAAAAAATACAAGTCATATTAATTGACCCTTTTGATCAAAGCCTATCTTATATAGATATTGGTGAATCAAATCTTCAAGATTATTACAAAGCGATGCAATGTAGTTGTTTTGATATAGTGCCCCTTGGCGGCGGTGTCATTATGTATGTTGATGATGAAGGTCTGCTTAAAGACAATATGTACTTTAAGCTAGGTGTAGAAAACTACTGCGGTAGATCAATACTTGCCAATGAAACAGAAGATGGTGGCACTACTGATTGCATGTTGACTATAGAAGATGTTAAAGAAAAACTAGAGTGGTTGCCTGAGGGTCATAAAGAAGAACCATTTATGAAATTTATACCATTGAATTAATAGGAGTAATTATGTATATATATAACAAAGAACAAATGCAAGAGCTTGATCAAGTAGCTGATGAAAGATTGGTTTGGGAATATATATCATGTAAAAATGATATTAAAAAATCACTTATATCTGAAGGACATGCCGACATAAACAATGTTGATAGTGTATTTCAAGAATATATATCACTCAAAGAACAGGAGATGAAATGAATACTATTGTCTATGATGTTTACCAATTCTTTTTTCATATCGGCAGATATGGAGAGCATAAAAAAATAGCAACTTACAATAAAAAATCAGATGCAGAAAGACGAGTAGATCAAATATGGTCTACTGGTCGCACCGCTTCTATCAAAACTAGAGAGGTATCAAATGATAACTAAAGATCAACTAAGGGAACTAGACTCTTACATTCATGAAATTGATATGTGGGAACTGGTTAAGTCCTATAACAATGTCTTAACTGACATAAGCAAATCAAGAATTGCCAATAAGCATCTAGGTCAAACGCCTGAGTCTGTTCTTATTGAATATCTTTATCTCAAAAATACTAAGATGCGTAACGAACACGAACAATCAAAACTAGGCATATAGATATGACCGATAACAATGATGAATTTGGAATCTTAAATGCAATGGAAAAAAAAGTTGTTAAGCTTTCTATAAAGTATCAAATGGATTTTATGTCAATGACATTAGAGGAAGTTAAAAAAGTTGTAACCAAGAATGAATGGCAGGACTTGCACGACTTTATAAAAAACGGTTGTAAAGATAGGGTGTTGCATTGAAAGAAATTGAACAAATAAAAATGCGTAAAGATATTGAGGTTCTAATAGATAAATACAATATACGAATACTTAATCTTGCAAGAAGAATAGGTTTAAAAGAAACTAATCTTAGAAATTTTATGAATGGTAGGATTCTTATAGATAGAAACCATGAAATAGTAAAACAAGGACTATTAGAGGTTAAGCAAGAACTAAAAGAAGCTGAAGAATATAAAGGATTTGATTTTTAAGCTATGGAAACTTTTATAAACATAGTAGTAGGATTATTAGCACTATATGGTGCTTGTGGTATATTTTTGGCAATGGTTGTATGGATAAAGGGCAAATTATAGGAATAACTATGTATAAGAATTTATTTAGAGAAGATACGGTAATAATGAAAAAAGCATTAAAACAGTATGTGAAAAATAATACTGTTAAAGCTGATGAGCAATATTCTATTGATAGAATTATAAAAGAACTAGATAAGCCTGAAAGAGATGCAGATATTTATGCAGAATTTGCAGGGTTTATGCTTAAAGATTTACTAGCTAAGTACACGCTTATTGATAAAGAAGATAACAAAGTAAATTAGGGGGAAACTATGAGTTATATATTTTGGTTAATAGTGCCAGTAGCAATATGGATGATGGCTTGGATTATTATTGATTTTATAGTCAATGATAATACGGCTCATGAGTTAGAAGATATTATTAACTGTAAATGGACTAAAGATAATGATTATTAAAGAAGCATATAACAGTCAATTAAAAGACAGTTTGGTTGCACAAGGTTCTTCTTGGTCTTTAAAGTTTCAATGTTTTGTTGAGCTTGTAAGAAGAAGATTTAAAGGTATAAAAATAGGAGTATAAATATGGCTGATTCAACATATGTTGGTGATTACTTTGATGTAAACATTTCTATAGAAATAGAAGATAAAAAAACAGGACAACTTATTAAAAAATTTAAAAAAAGGTTAGAGCGTGATAAC